CACGTACGGTGAACTTCACTTGGTCACTGATGTTTTCGATAATCAAGTGACGGTGAGGACGATCCATCATGGTTGTCCACTTGGTCGAGCGAAGGTTGAAGGTTCTCTTTACCGAGTCCATACGGCAGCTGTACAAGCGATCAACTTCAGGATGAGGCTGAGTGCGGGTAACGCTGTTGGTTCCGGCAATTCCGATTTTGACATCAGACCAATCAACAAGCCAGAGCATACGCTGAGAGTTGTTGTAGTAGGTAGCGTCATTACCGGCGAACACGTCTTCGCTGGAGCGCAGACCGGACTGGAGATACTTCTTTCCGCTTCCGACATTCAACAGATCGTCGAACATTGGGTCATGGAATACAGCCAACTGAACTCCTACGTCAGGAATGTCGTAGATGTTGTAGTTGAAGAGGATGATTCCGTTATGCTCAATCGTCTGATTGATGTTGGCGTTACGCTGAGTTTCCCATCCGTAGCGCTCCTTGTAGTAGGAGTTGAACGCTTCGAAGATTTTAACCGAAGTCAAGCGGTCGGTCATCACGTCAATTACGCTGATGGTGTCGCCGTCTTGCTCGCGGTTTCTCTTAAGGAAGTACAGATCGCTGAACAGATCATCAAGATCAAGAGCTTCTCCGCCATTGTCCTTAATTCTGTTACCTTCGGAAAGCAAGGATTTGATTCCGAGAGCGTTGCACTTGTACTCAAGCGTGCAGTTGGTGTCTTCGGGGTCGGTGACTCCGGGCAACTGCATGTAAGTTTCTGGTTTTTGAGCAGCGCTGAGAGGCTGGTTGTACCAAACTGCGCGGTTCCATTGATCCTGACTGATCTTGGAGGCGAGTTTGTTTTGCTCTGCCAAGGGCTGGTAAACCATGGATGAAAGGTAAGGATTGACCTTGCCGGACATGATCGACTCAAGAGTCTTCTTGTAAGAGTCATTGACCTCACGAGACTCACGAGTTGTTTGTAGCCAGTTGACAAGCAGACGAACCGAAAGATCGGTGGGCTGATTGCGGCACCATGACTCGTAGTCGTTGATGTTGTTGGCGATGGTTTGCAAGATACCAGCGGTTGGCTCGTACTTTTCTTTCTCACCATTGGGAAGTCCTGCGAAGTTTCCGTCTGCAGGTACGATCGAACCCATGGGGCGAAGTACGACTTTTGCTTTGGTAATTGATCCGGCGTCGGCGTTGCCTGCTCCGCAGATCATGTACTGAACCTCGCGGGTAGCCGTGCCTGTTCCATTCCAGTGATTAATAATGACATAACCGCCGGGAAGGAAGTAACGCTCAATGTTTTCAATTGGCGAGGCCCAGTCGGAACCACCAAGGTTTACCGTTACCAACCAGTCGCCCGACTGAGCGGAGCTAACTGCTGGCAGGTAGGATGCGTCGTAAGGGTTGCTTGCCAAGTCCGTGCTGTCAGCTTGCTGTCCAGCTTCGACTGCAAAGTAGTTTGCATTCATTACCGAACGCTGACGGCGTTGGATGTATGGCAAAATGATTGATTGCTCTGCAACGTTTTGCTTGTTGATGAGGGGCTTGATGTTTTGTACCGAGCTAGTAAGCAAGGTCGTAAGTCCTCTTTCCTCTACTCCCAAAGTTTTGGCTTCGGCGGCGGAGGCAATAACGCGGGCAAGATCAACTTCTTTGTTTCCCAATGCTTCGAACTCACCGGGCGTCATACCCTTGACGTGAGCCTTGGTCAGCGTGCAGCCCGTGGAACTGTCAACTTTGACTAAGCGAGGAAGAGCTTCATATCCGCTTCCGCCTCCTGGAATTAAAGAGCTTGCTCCGGACGCAGAAGGCTGCGCCATTGCAGTGTTTTGATACCCTGATGTGGTAAATTGTCCTGAATTTGATATTTCGTTTGCCATAATAATGAATGAATTAGAATTTCATCCATTGTAAGGCATTTAAATATCACGATTCCACTTTTCGTGTTTTTTTTAAAAATTTATGCAAAATTAACTTAATCCCGCTTTTGCATTGATAATCAAAAGGAGGACTTCGCTATCAAAGTCCCAAGAGATTCAGAATCGGGTTTTCCGTTTTTGCTTCTCCAGACGCAGGAGCAGACACCCCCTTTGATGGCGTAAGTGCTTGAGGCATAGAGGGTGGCTTGGGTGCAGGTGCTTGAGCCTGTGGCTGCGGAGCAGGTTGCCCATTCTTTGTCCAGCCTCCCATTTGGATTGCCTTATGCATCTGATCAATATTCGAGCGGATTCCTTCTTCTGCCCTTTTTGTGATTAGATTTACAATGTCGTCATCCGAAAAAGTGTAATACTTATCTTTATCTGCCGGAGGTACCTGTGGCATTCTTTCCCTGCGTACAAAAACCTTTCCGTTCTTTTGAGTTCTTCCAGTTTTAATGAACTTATCTTGTTCGTCTTGAATAAACTTACTTAAACCAGCGTGGTCTGGATTACTCTCATTGTAATCAACGACATCGTTTACAATATCGTAAAACGTATGAGCCATGCCCTGAGCCTTGGAAAGGTGTGTGTTTATCACCTGAGCCTCTAATGGGTTTTCTTTTGCAAAATTTTCCAATCCGCTCTTTTGCAATGATTCTCTGTAGCTTTCGGGAATTGCACCCATGAGCGCTTGTTTAGTTTTTTCCAAACTTTGCTTGGCAACAGGCTCACCACGCATTTTCATTTGCTCCCTGCGAACCTGCTCCAACTGAGGGGCAATCTCTTTCATTGCTTCCTCTTTAGCTTTTGCCGTCCACATTTCTCTCTCAAGGTTACGCATGTTGACCGTAGGCTTATTGTCCTTGAGAAAGTTTTTGTACTCATCTGAGTCGGCAAAATCATATTCGTCTTTTTTCTGACCCAGCAAAGTGTTGTGGTCTTTAAAAAACTTCAGGTAATTTTTTGCCAACTCTTTATGCTCAGGAACATTTTGGGATGCCCAAGATGCTACTTCATACGCTTCCTTTTCTTCGGGAAGCAGTTTTTCCAGATATGGATCCGCAGCCTCTTTAACTGGAACTTGTGGCGGAGGGGCTGGTTGCTGAGTTTTGAATTCCGGATCAACAATCTTTCTCTTTACCCTTTGTTTTGGTTTTGGTTTTGCAACTTTTTCTTCAGGCTCCTCGACTGGAGCTGTTTCTTCAGCTTTTTCTTCAGGCTCCTCAACTTCCACCTCATGCAATGCCTCGTGAATGCCTTGCGGTGGCTTGTACTCCTCTTGCTCCTCAGCCTGTTCTTCTTCTTCCGAGACGTTGTACAAGGCGTTAAAAATTACATTGTCAGAAGTCTCTTCGGGAGCTTGCTCCTCTTGTGCTACTTCTTCAACTACTTCCTCTGATTTCTCTTCCTCACTCATGCTACTGGCGTAGGTTGTTGTTGCGCTTGCTGTTGTGGTTGTTGTTGCGGTTGTTGCGGTTGTTGCGGATTAGGCTGACCCTGTGCGTTTTGCATTTGCATCATTAGTTGTTGCAAAAACTGTTCTACTTGAGGCCACTTCTTGCGCAGATCGTCAATAAATTGAGTCTGCCCAAGTTCCATGTCTTCATTGTCATCAGCTTCATCCACTTCGAGATTTAAGTCATGCCCCACACCGGACATTCTAAATATCTCATTAAATATGCTAAATATCCTTTCCTTACCCAAGGTCTGTGCCATGTCGGGTATCGTAAGAACTTGCTGTACGAGTTGTCCGAGTATTTGAGCAGACTGGGTGTCCCTTTGTCTCTCCGAACCGTCTCGCGCAGAGAATAGATATTCGTGTACTAAATTTTGCGGACTTCCAATAATGTTCCTACCTTTTGGCATTTCATCCTGATCGCCAGTATCTTCTATTTCCAAGCCAGCTTCGCGGATGCTTTGAGGCGTAAACCGTTGTTTTACGGGAACGTTGAAATCAGTTGTAGAGCATGAAATCAAATGCTCATACAGCATCTTTTTAGCGGCAGCGCGCATCTCATCTATACCTTCCGAAATAAATGCGTAAATGGTATTGGTTGAGTTGGTGATTTCACTTACTTCCGTTGCAGAAATTTCTCTTTGCGCAGCCTGACCAAGCTCTTGTGGAGACAAGATCATAAGTCTTTCCACTAAGTTAAGTAACTGGAACAAGCTTTGCAGGGACTGACTGATGCCTTGCGAGAGTTCTCTGGAAACATCTACGACATTAATGATGTTTTTAGTGTCTATGCCCAAGTCTGCCGCTTTGGCTCCGGAGTAAAACATCGCTTTGGGCTTTTGATAAAAAGTGTCCTCGGCAAGCGAATCCACCAAGTATTCCCTTACGTCGTCATCTAAAGCATCCTGATCGATTGTCAGGATTTTAAACATGCTCACCTTCATGTGGTGAAGCATAGCGTAAATGATGTTGTTCATTTGATCCTGATAAGGCATCAGGTCATGAGCCATGGAGCAGTTAGCCATGCGATCATCATTTTGATTAATTCCACCGTAAATGGCGGGCAAGCTTGGCAACCACTCGGCGTAGACCACAGTTTCATCGGAAGCCACGACCAGTTTGAGCCAGCAGTCAAAAGGATAGTCACCCAGACCTTCAGCCTTCGGGTTTACCTTCATAAACATCGTGGAAAGAAACATTCCCTTGTCTTGGTCTTCGCCAGCGTAGATTCCAGTGTGGGACACTCTTTCGTTTTGAAACGGAAAGTCATCCTTCATTGTTGGAAACGCCAAAATCTTGGGGTCGTAGTAAAAGTCGAAAAAGTCCCTGTATGCATTGACTATGCCCTGCAGGGAATTGGTGTAGGTGATTTCATCCATGTTCCAATACTCAGGGTTTTCCCTGACGGAACCGTATCTGACAATATCCCAATACCCGATCCATGACGGGCCAAGATCGCTGTTAATGGACTGAAGAGGGCGAGCATTATCGTAAATGCAGCGAGTCGGATGTGGGTTTACGAAGTAAACTCCTTCACGCTCGACGTAGGACTCCATGTCATCTTCGCCTATGGCGTTCTTTGTCTTCCGCCAATGAACTTCACGAGTCCACGCTTCAGCCGGGAACAAAACGGTAAAGCCATACATAAACATATTTCTGATGGCTTGAGCAAAAGTGTGGCGGTAATCAAACTGCTCGCACATTATCTCGACTCTTTGACTAAGAACCTCCGCCCGAATCTTGGAGGGCATATCCGTACCACGCGGTGCATACTTGAAGTACGGGTATAAATTTGAAAAACGAGATACCTGCGCTGCGACCCGACGGGTAATGTACGAGCGAATTAGAGAAACTGAAACCTCGTATATGCGAGTAAGGGAAATGTCCCTGATGTTGTTCTCCTCGTCATACTCAACGAATTGATCCTTTAAATTTGGATCTATGTCTTCGAGCTTTTCGGCACAGGTTTTGATATTGATCTTTCCCTGAGCGTATTGAAGCAGGGGGATTGTAAACTTGTTAATGGGCAAGCTGTCCCACGCCAAGTCTACGGCAAGATACAATGAATGGTTTCGGCAAGAATGGTAAATGCCCTCGTGTATTCTGGACTGCACCAAATCCTGCATTCTTTCCCTGATCGCATAATCCGCACTACCTTTCTTTGCGGTAAATACTTCACGCAATCGAGTCTGTGTGACTCCTCTTTCTTCTAGTAATTTTAAATCAACCATTGAAATCAAAAAGGTTTTCGATCACGTCCGTGAAACCAGTTAAAAACTGTTTTTCCAAAATAGTAAGGAGGAGGTAAGCTGACATCGGCAGGTTTCCAAGAGGATACAGTCTTTGGAAATCCCTGTGAGGTATTCCTATCACGCTTGCTAACTCGTACTCCGTAACTCTTAAGAAACCACATGTTTTTTCCAATCTCTCCCTGTTCCATCTTTGTTTTAGCTGAAGTCGTTCGTAGTGTGCATCAATTAAAACGCTCGCAGATGTAGAAGTCTTCGGAAGATTGTTATTCGTCCATATCTTCGAACTCTTCTTCTTCTTCTTCGGTGTCCTCTTCGAACTCCTCTTCCTCTTCGTACTCATCTGCCTCACTCAGTACCGAAACATCGGAATGAATCCGATCAATGGTTGCTTTAAGTCTGTCCGAATCAAGCTCACTAACGGTAACCTCAACAGTAATCTTGATCTTGTCCCCTGGATTTACCGTATCCAAAACCTCGGATACCTCTTCATCCATACCCATTTGTAGTATATCTTGCATTTTTGTAACCTAGTTTTTTGGGAATCAAAAGTCAAGTGTTAATCTCTATGATGGAACTCCGCGGACTATTGGTCACGACATGACTGCGAATATCGTAGTATATAATTGGATAAGTAAGCGCATCGAATGCGTGCCCATATACCGACCTGCGGGGCTTTAACTCTAAAGCCGGATCGTACTTTCCATCTTTTGCTTTTTCCGCAACGATGTTGTACAGAGATTTTATTACATTCGGACACTTGGCTGAAATAAGTATTTCCTCATTTACCAGTTTAGCGATCAAAAGCCTGACACGGCTCTCCACACTGCCGGAAAACTTTGGGGCTGCCTTCATTCTGATGGGTTCCATCCCAAAGGATTCGCATACATTTTCCGATATTTCTTTGAAATCCCTGACATCATATGAGCCGGTCTTGGCTCGGAACTGATTAAAAGCGGAGTTATCGGAAATATGTTGCCAGTTAAGCTTACCCACCCGATCTTCCCACTTTTTCATTTTTCGGTAAATGTTGGGAATTTGCACCGTGTATGGGATTTTCTTTTTAATGGTCACTATCTCATCGAATACGACCCATGAGCTTTTGTCCTTACCTACCCATAACTGCATAAAGATACAGGCATTGTTTACCGCACCGGGGTCGTAACCTATTATTACAGGAAAATCTGGTGTAGGCATCAAAGCTTCCACCTTGCTGTCCGCCACGCTTCCAACGACATGCACGCTTTTATTGAAGTATGGGCCGAAGATGGCGTCTCCCGCAGGGCGATCAACCCATTTGCCCTCAAGCATTCTTTGGGCTTCGATCACATCGTTGCTGACGGCTTCCATAACCCGACTGTAGTAGCCTTTGGGCAGGTTCTTTTCGTTTTCCTGAATCTTTACGTGAACGACATGGTAGTCTTTGTTCCACTCGTCGCCCTGCCACGGTATCTCAAAAAACCTTTTGTAAACCCAATGACTTTTGCCCGAAGGATTACAGGCTGCGGTGTACTGCTGAACGCCCTCAATTCCTTGCCTTCTGCCAAGTTGCTGTACGACTGCGTCAAAGTAGCTAGGCGAATCAAGATTGGTCAACTCGTCGATAAATACGTAACTTGGCTCATATCCCTTAATTCTATCGACCAGAAGATTTCCAAACGGTGCGGAAAGCAAAGAAATCCTGGACCACCCACCATACCTGTTTGCTACGTCAAGGTAAGGTTGCTTCTGCAAATCCAGCTTCTCGTCCGTGTAATCAATTCCTATGCCCTCCTTCCATTCGGGCAGAACCTCAGTTTGCAACTTATGCCAAACCCCACCCTGCGTAGCCTGAGCTTTGACTCCGACAATAATCAGGCAAAGACCGTTAAAAGCTTCATATGCGTGACGCACCAGCTTGTGTCCGCCCAGCACAAATGTCTTACCACTTGCTCTTTCTCCGTAAGCTAGGATGTATTTTGCGGTGGAATCAAAAATTTCCTGTTGCGAACCGGATAAATTAGGCGCCCAAGTCTCATCTGTCTGATATTCCTGTTCACGCTCGTCGAGCTTGCTGAGAACCGTATCAGCGTCAATCTTCCTTAGTTTCGGCATCTTGATGCATTTCCCTTAGAGGTTTAAATCCGGGCTTTTTCTTTTTTTCGCCCTTTTCTCTTTCGGTCATCTTGAGCATCAAATCCAATCCGTGCAGGATACGATCGTAAAACTTACCCTGTTGCTCGGTGCATTGCATGAACAAGCGTGTCCGTAATATTTCCTCTTCCGGTTCCAAAGAGCCGTCTTGTATGTCGTCTCTTAGCTTTTCGCCCACCTCGAAAAGACTCATGTTCTGCCGTATTGCTATTTTTTGGGTAACTTTTAAAGCTTCCCCCATAAGTTGACCAACGGAATCATCAAAGTCCTTGAATATATCAAGCTTCTTAATGTTGTCCTTGTTGTGCAGCATGTCGGCAATGTCCGACATAAACGCTTCTTTGCCGTTCTTCTTCAAAGCGTTGATCAACCTTTCGGGCTTGGGCGGTTCTGGTGGAGCTTCCCGCACCATCAAGTCCACTTCGTCCGGCTGCTTGGATTTGTCTCCGCTTGAAATCCACAAGGCTCTTAACTGCGGATTACCCTCAACGAAACGACGCATGTATCTGGCGCTAGACCCTAGCTCACTAGCGACCTTTTCGTAGTCGCCGTCATGTTCGTTCATCAAACGAGCTACGTCTTCAGTTAAATACTTTTTCTTTCTTGGCATTTATGTACTTCTTTAAAAGTGGAAGGTATTTGCTTTTCCAAAACGGGCTGCATTTAAGGTACGCGAAAGAACCGCCGTTCGCCAATGCATAGGCGCTGTTCCTTACTCGCCAGTCAAAAAAGTCAAAGTTGCATCCGTTGCAAAATCGTTTGGCTATCCCAATCGGAACATCTTCCCAATTCAGTTGCTCCGAAACCTCGGTTACGGTTTCGATTGCCAAACCAGAGCGGATGGCTATCTCCTCATCCGAAAGCACTCTGACGGATGACTTGCCAACCTTTTCCCTTGCCAACAGCCTGACTAAAACAGGCGGGAAATAACTAAAAACCTCCCAGCCCTTCCTGATCTTCCTCTCCATCCTCTATAACCTCCTTAATTTTTTTAATACAAATCCTGAGCTTAGCGTTTTCCTCGGGAAACTTTAAACCATTGCCGAGGCTACCAATCAGTATCGGCTTCGGCTCATCGCTCCCCGATACAAAACCCACGCAAAGATACGCATCAAATATCTCTTCATGGGATGGCTTTAGGTATGCCTTTATCTCACTCGTTGTCATCTCCATTGAATTGATTTTCCAAGAATGTTTTTGAAAACGCAAGTCAATTTCTGACAATATTTGACAATGGAGAGCGTTTTGCCCCTATTCTATAGTGTTGTAGTTATGCATGACACGCATGAGGTCGGCAGTTCGAATCTGCCATCTCCCACCACTCTTAAATCATTATATAAGAGTATTTTACAAAATATTCATAATCCCTTTTTGTACTCGTAAATATCTCATAATATTTGACAATATTTGACAATTACGCCTAATATCCGCTCAAATTTGACAATGATTTGACAATGGATTTCAGGATCACGAAAGTAAGTTTTTCAAAAAAATCTCCTTGGTGCGTTACCCTGACGCATCAGAAGAAAAGAATTTACAGAAAATTCTTTACCTCGAAAGACAAGGCTCGTGAACACATACGCCAGGAGGAGGAGAAAATTGAAATAGGTGAATCTGATCACGGCGGTCCTGACATAAGCTTGGGAAACGCAATAGAAAGATTTCTGTTGGATTGCGCGGAGGTAAACCTGCGCCCCACTTCGATAAATACCTACTCACAAAGACTGAATAAGTTTCACAAGTTTATCGGCAAAGTGAAAATCAAAGAAGTCACGAGGAAGGACATCAAGGCATTTGCGGAAACCAGCACGAACAAGCACACAAGAAAAGCATATAGGGATGATACCGCGTACCTGATGAATTGGTGCGGACAAAAGGAATGGATTCCCGAGGGCGGATTTTACAACATTAAGCTCAGAGACGTTCACGGAGACGAAAGGGAAATTCCAATAATCACTCCAGAAAGAGGATGGGAAATTTTAAGGAATGCACCGCACAGGCACATATTGAGGTTCGCCCTACAGATGTTTGCCGGATTAAGGCCTTTCGAGTCATGCAGAGTTTCTCAAATATCCGAAGACATGATTGTCGTAAGGGGTCAGGAAGCAAAGGGCAGAAGATCAAGGACACTGAAAGAACTGCCGGAGAATCTGAAAATGTGGATCCGGCACTACGAAATCAAACCTTGCTCCTACAACGCAATGCGAATTGCGAGGGAAAGGCACTTGGGCAGTCTTGGACATGATGCGATGCGTCACTCCTTCTGCACATACGGATATTGGGTGCTGGGTCAGGAGAAATGCATGAGGTTTACATCTCATACGAATCACAGAACCTTTCATCATCACTATGTGGAAAGTAACGTGTCCGAGCAAAGTGCCAAAGAATGGTTCTCTATTGTACCAGATGGACACTAGTGTGTACCAAATGTGACACAAATCAGGCACTCAAAAGGTACAAATCAGACACTCAAAGGTACAAATCAAGCACTCACGAGGTACAAATTAGGTACAAATTAGGCACTTACAAGGTACAAATCATGCCTCTACGCGCGCGGGCGCGCGACGCAGGTGTGCGCGTTATTAAGACATTATTTAAATATTCTAAGAATATATATATAATATAAACCCCCTAAAGGGGGTTCTTAGGGGGAATATTATTTTGCAAAAGGCTTTTTCTCTTTATCCGCTTTGTGAACCCAATAGCGGCTGCCTTTTAAAAATTTGGTCATTGATGGCTCAGATTTCGATTCAATCAATTCTAGACAGGTCATAATTGCATTCTCTCCGAATTGTGAAAGAGACATGCCCAAATCTTCAGCTATAGCTTTGATCTTGGCATAATCGGAGTCTTTCAGTCTAACTCCTAGTGTGATAAGTTTACTCATATTGTTGTTTGTGGGAGTTATTCAAGGAATGCGAAAACTCCAAAAATAAAAAGCAAAACGATAAATATCAATGTATTTAATACGATTAGATATATCCACATAATCTTTGTTTTTTTGTAAGCAGACAGAACATTCATTCCATCTACCCAGACTTCAGAGACGTCTTCGTGGTCAATTGTTATGTTGTTGGTTTGTACAACTTTTGCTTTCATTTTTTTTGAGCAAGCATTCCTTCTATACTTAGGGGTGAAAACTGTAATTCTCAAATATTCCAAGTTATGTCAAGATATTTTGAAATAAAACAGAATAAATAATTTATTTCGATTACTTTTCATTTTTTTCTTGTTTGGAAAATAATTTTCCATTAGTCATATTTTCAATGAGTGAAAAAGTGATTAACAATGAAGATCTGATTGATTGCACGGAGGCTGCGGAGATGCTCGGATACAAGACTACGAAGTCAGTCAGGGATATGATAACGAAAGGGGTGCTTTCGAGCTACAAGCGTCCATACAGCCGGAGACTTTTGGTTTCAATCAAGGAAGTTGAGGCAATTAAGCAACCAA